ATAAATTCAAACAAAAAATGGAAACACCTATAAACAACGAAGAACAAAAACCTAAAGGACCTGGTAGACCAAGAGTCGAACACAAGATGCCAACCGAATGGGAAAAGATTATATTGGAAGCTGGTGAACAAGGAAAACATATCACGCAATTCTTAGTACAACTTGGAATCAGTTGGGATACACATCACGCATTAATGAAACGTAATGTCAAATATTCCGAAGCCGTCAAGAGATATAATGTATTATGTGAGAACTATTGGTTCAACCAAGCTCATCAACATATGGAAGAAACTGGCGGTGCTGGATATAACAGTAGATTATTTAGTCTAATCATGAGAAACAAATTTGGAGATAGATGGTCCGAAGCCAGTAAGGTTGATGTAACCTCTCAAGGTGGTTCAATCCAATCAAATCCAATACAAATTGAAATTATAAAAACTGTAATAAATAAAGAAGACAATGCCTAAATCAAGATTACGCGGAGGTAAGACCGCTCACCGTAAAAGAGTAGCCAACAGAAATCAAATTTTGAAACAAAAGAAAATGGCTCTAACCAAAAAGATAATCGAACAAATGAACCAAGCCAATGCCAAAGACAACAGTAACAGCGAAAACGGGTAAAGTCTACACATACGAATACAAGTACCAACCAATTTGGATTAGACCTGAATTACATCACAAATTAAAATCAGTTGCAACCAAACACAATATCTCAATGAATGTATTGGTTGAAAAGTTATTAGAATCTCAAGAGCCGAAGATTGAAGAAAATGTATGGGGTTAAAAATTCAAAGTACAATTGTTTTAGAAGAATTAATAAAATCAGATGAGCTCAACAAACGAATAGTTGTTGCTCAAGGTGGTAGTAGAAGTGGTAAGACATTCAACATTCTTATCTATTGGGTTTACCGTCTTTTAAATGAGAATAAGAAGACTTTAACGATTGTACGTAAAACTTTACCTTCATTAAAAAATAGTGTCTTAAAAGACCTTATTCAAGTTCTTGAGATGTTTGAGGTTTATGACCCAAACAAATTCCACAAACAAGAGGGATTCTACGAATTGGGTACCAACATCATCAATTGGGTATCGGTGGATGAACCACAAAAGATTCGAGGTATGAAACGTGATTACCTCTATTGTAACGAAGCCAATGAATTAAAGATAGAGGATTGGAACCAATTAATCTTTAGAACAACTGACAAGGTTATCTGTGACTTAAACCCATCTGATTTAAATTCTTGGGTCTATGACTTGGAGAAACGAGATGATTGTTATCTATTCAAAACAACATGGAGAGATAATCCATTTGTATCAGATACCATCATCAAGGAATTGGAATCACTCAGAGAAAAAGATGAGAACTTATATCGAATCTATAACTTGGGTGAGAAAGGTATTGCAACCCAATTGGTGTTCACCAAATTTAATACTATAGAGCAAATCCCAAATATGAAACTATTAGGTCGAGGAATGGACTTTGGTTACAATTCTCCAACAACCCTAATTGAGGTGTATAAGGACGAAGATAATTTGTATTTCAGGGAATTACTCTATACCAAAAATAAAACAATGCCAGATATCATTTATCAAATGGAACAGTTGGGTTTTGAAAAGACCGATACCATATGGTGTGATTCTGCATTACCACAAAATATTGAGGAATTAAAACGAGCTAGATTCAATGTAAAACCGGTTAACAAAAAATCTATTTTACATGGGATTGATTTGATTAAACGTCATCATATTTTTATTGAACAATCTTCAACAAATACGATTAGAGAATTTCAATCATATAAGTTCAAAGAAGATAAGGATGGTCAACTATTGGATGTTCCCGAAGATGACCATAACCACGCAATCGATGCCATAAGATATGTGCTCGAATCTGAATTAAATAAAAAGAGTGGAACACTTAAAATATTATAATGGAAAAAGTAGAACTGTTTATAAACGACAAACCAATATTTGTACCTGATGAAATGACATTAGGGATATATCAAAAATATATGACCAATTCTGAATTGTATGAAAAAGATACAATCTTATTTATGTCATTATTAAGTGGTATTCCTGTCAACGATTTAAAGAATTGTAGTACAGATGAAATTGAAATATTAGATTTCTTTTTAAAGACAAGAATTAAAATACCTGAAAAACAAGAATTAATATTAACATTTGATTATGATGGTGTTAGTTATGGTTTGGAAAATGATTGGTCCAAATTAGCATGGGGTGCATGGGTAGATTTTGAAGTATATTCTGCTGGAGATATCTATCAAAACTTACATAAAATAATGGCAATCTTATATAGACCAGTAATTAAAAAAGGAACATTTAATGTTAAAAAATATAAGATAGTTCCATATAAAAGTGAGGAAATTGAAGATAGAGCTGAGATTATGAAAAATGTACCTGTTTCTTATTGGTTAGGAGCCGCACAGTTTTTTTTTTCAATCGCGTCAATGTGCATAAAAAATATGGCGGATTCTTTGAATATGCAGAACAAGATGAACGAGAAGATAATGATGAAATGGAACAAACTCCCAAAATTCCTGCAAAAGAAGCTACCGCTCGATTCTATTTTAATCTCACCTATCAACTCGCGAAAGAAGACATTACAAAATTTGAAGAAGTAGAGAACATGAATTTATTCATTTGTTTAAACGTTGCATCAATTATGAAAGAAAAATATCTTAAAGAATTGGAACAACACAGAAAGATGGAACAAAAATACCAGATGAATAGAAGATAAGATTATTTATAAGAATAAAAAACCATGATAAAATACGTAACATATCATAAAATCATCGACTTATTGGAATCGGTCCAACAAGCATCACCAAGAATGAAATCATTTGCTCAGGGTGATATTGTTTATTTCGCTGATTCAATGAGTGGAAATACCATCCAATATCCATTGATGTTCGCAACACCATTGGCGATGAGTTATGATGAGAATACAACAACCTATCAGATGTCCATCATATTTGCGGATATTGTTCACACAGATTTATCCAATGAGGTTGATGTGGTAACAGATATGGAATTGGAAGCCAGAAGTCTATTATCTCAAATTAAACGAGGTACATTGATTGATAAAGTGGATTGTATATTACCAGCAACATCAACACCATTCTTTGAAAGATTTAATGACCACGTTGGTGGGGTTGTATTGGACGTATCCTTAATCGTATTTGAAGATATCAACGCATGTGAACCATATCCATCACCAAGTGTAGCTGTAAGTCCAACACCATCAGCAAGTGTAACCCCAACTCCAACAATTACATCTTCACCAACACCATCCGTATCTGTAAGTCCATCAAGAACTCCAAGCCTTACTCCAACTCCAACAATTACAACTTCACCTACACCAACTCCCACAGTAACACCAAGTGGTACAATCACAACACAATATCTTACTGCAGTACCTCAAGGTTCTAATAATGTAGATTTTCGTTTATGGCAAAATAGTGGACATACAGTAACAGCACAAGCAATATGTAATATAACCATTGGATTTAGCATAACAGGAAACTTAGGTGGTACTGCTACAAGTACAACAGTAATGGCAACAAATGACCATCAACATGTAGTTAACATAAATTCTTTAATTCCTGGCGAAACATTGGCATCTGTTGTAATAAATTCTGTTACACCAGCATGTGGATTCTATAATGTAGTATATTAATGGAAGAAAAAATCTTACAGGAGATAGCCCAATTGTTGCAGAATAATATTCAAGGTCAACTTAAAAAACCTTATCCTGCAAAAACATTCTCAGGTCAAAACAAACCTGTAAGTGGTATTGGTAGAACGCCAGTATCTCCAAGATATGCATCAGGTAATTTATACAAACAAACAAGAGTATATTGGGAAACAGATTTTGAAGATGGCCAACCTAATTTGGTTGTTGATTTCGGTGATGCCGATTATTGGGAATTTGTTAACTACGGTAGAAGACCTGGTAGATACCCACCATTATTGGCTATCGATAAATGGGTTAGACAAAAACCCGGTATTGAGGGTATCAGAGATGAAAAGGGACGATTTGTTTCAAGAAAATCTTTGGTATTCTTAATAAGAAGAAGTATCGCACAATATGGATATTATGGTATTCAATTCATTGACAAAGCCGTTCAAGAAACGATAGAACAAATTACAGCAAAATTAGAAGATGCAACAGTGAAATACTTTGAAAGATTATATGATGAAGGAAGAATATTCCCAAGAAGTAATACTAACAGACCTTAAAAAAATTAAATAATGGCTCAATTAATAACAATAACACATACCCCTCCAACATTCAGTCCTGTGTATACGGATGGATTGTTTTTTACAATTACTACATTAACAAATTATCCCAAATTTAGATTTGTCTATGATTTGTATGTAAATGGAGATAATGTTTTCTCAGGTAAAGCTACACCAAACCCATTTGGATTAGGGATAGTTGATGTATCAAAAATCTTAAAAAATTATGTAAATAATTTACCATTATCTTACTATGAAACTACACCAATTTATACCCATGAAACATTCCCATTTTCAAGACCATTAGAGGATAACGTAATTCTTTATGAACTTAAATTTGGATATGAATATGCGGCAGATGAAATATCACCTGTAACTGGTTTCACAGGTAATGGTGAATTGATTTATAACCCAACCACAAACGAATATAGTTTGGATGGTGATAGAGGATTACCAGCTGTAAGTTCGGGTAACTTCAAAACCTACCAAGCAACCATGGGTGTGAACGGTAGAGCTACCCAACAAACCTTTGATATGGGTCCATTTATTCTATCGGGAACCCCGATGAATATGAATCCAACAACCACAGGATTATTCTTAACCAACTCACCAAGAACAAGAGACATTCAACCAACAGAATATTACACATTAGGTTTTACCAATTATTACATTGACCAAGTTAACCTATCTCAACCTTACTATTCTGAATATAAATTCTATGACTTTGATGGTAACTTAATTGATACCCGACAATATCAAAACGTATATTCCAATGGTGGTGGTCCAATGACCGATTGTAATTACGTATATCAGTCGTATTACAACATCATTCCAAAAACAGATACAGAATATAACACATTGTATTTGGGCGCAGGACCGATGAACATCGATGACTTCCCAAGTAATACTGCACAATATACTGTTCAGTTATTTGGAAACTTCACAGGTTCAACATTACCTCCAACACCAACCCCATCACCTACTCCAACCCCAACCACAACACCAGTAATTTGTAATGGATGTTCTGAAATATTAGTAGAAAACCAATCATTGAGTAGTGGTCAATTTACATTCCTTGATTGTGATACAAGAACAAGACAAACGTATACATTACCTGGCGGTACTGGTATACAAATTTGTGCATGTAATGACTCAATCAATGTATTGACACCTGGTATTGTTTACACAGTTGGAACGGCTTGTGGAATCAAACCATGTGTAAGTTGTGATTCAGTAACAATCTATAACAACCAAACAGGAACCACAGCGAATTTTGCTTTGTTTGATTGTAACACAAATAGTTGGCAGACATATACATTACCACCTCAAACAGGTCAGGTATATTGTGCATGTTCTGAAAACATTTATACATACTTTGGTCAAATTCAAATTATTGTTGGACCTCCATGTAATCAACCTACACCAACTCCGACACCAACACCGTCTTGTTTGTACAGAACGTTTGTAATTCAACAATGTTTCAATACTTGTACAAGTGGTATCTGTGTATGTAGTAACGCTGGTACAACCACAGTATACGCTCCATGTTCAGTGACATCACCGTTCGCCGATGGAGCATTATTATACACCAACACCTCATTAACAATTCCATATGAAGGTATCTTCAGTAATGGTTCTGTAATCTATGAAGCAATTGTTGGAACTGTATCAACCGTTTGTGTAATAGGCGGACCTTGTTAATAAAATAAAATTAAAATAGAATAATATATGGCAATCGCTCCAATAAGTCCCCCACCTACCGGTTATACCGAGGGAATATGTGCAACTTATACACCTGTTAGTGAGATATTCACTTTCAATGTCAGAACTATTTGTAATAGAGCTGGTGTTGACCAATTACAATTGATGTTTAAGAATCGATATGGAATGTATGATTACTACACATTCACAGCGGGAAAAGATGAAGGTCTAAACATTGAAAGACAAACTTATAAGAAATGGTCTGTAGATTGGGGAAGTTCCAATCCATCAAAACAGCCATATTCAAGAGGTATGACTGATGCTCAGATTACGATAACAGAAACACATGTTATCAACACTGGTTACATCAATCAACCTGACTTTATGTTCTTGGAAGAACTATACACATCCAATCAAGTCTATGAACTTAGAGCTGATGGTATACCAAGACCAATCAATATTACAAACGCAGAATTTTTACGTAAAATCAAAGGGAATAGAAATATTGTAAACTTGGAACTAAGCTATGTCTACAGTAATAACATTTCTTTGATGGAATAATAGAAAAATAAAATTATTATATTTTGGATACCTCATTAGTTTTATATCTTAACAATCAATGGATGAATGTTGATTTGTATGATGACATTCCGATTTCTTTAATGATACAAGAAACGGACATCACAGATTTGCAAGCAAGAAAATCCGCATATACCAAACAGTTCACTGTGCCTGGTACTTCCAATAACTGTAAAATTTTTGAAGAGTATTACGAGGTCAATGGTATCGATTTCAACCCATTGGTTAAGATTGATGCAACGGTGATGTATCGAGGTACAGATATATTCGTTGGAATATGTCGTTTAAACTCTGTTACAGTAAATCCAAATGGGATTGAGTTTGAAGTATACCTAATGGGTCAGACTGCGGACTTTGTATCTGAAATGAAAGATTATTCTTTGCAAGATTATGATTGGACAGACCTTCAACATGAATTGAGTTATGACAATTTGGTTAATTCTTGGAAAGCTAAGAATGATGAAACAAGTGGTTTATTTGGTGGTAAGGTTTTATATCCGATGATTAACTATGGATTACCTTATCAAGATAATTCAGTTATCCCACCATTCAGTTATGAGTTTACTGGTTCCACTGGTTTTTATCAAATTGGTAAAGCGGTATTTCCAAATTTATTCAAACCAGCTATTCGATTAAAAACAATAATCGATAAGATATTTGAGAACACAACATACACAGTAGAATCTGAATTTTTTGATACAGATTATTTTAGGTCCATCTACATGGATACATTCCAAGATGGTAAAGTTGGAACAACATCCGCCTCAGGTGTAACAAACCAAAACATATTCAAAGTTTATATGAGGGCTTCAACAATATTGAGACCTAATAATTTAAACTTTCAAAATCAAAACTTTTATACATTAAGAAATGATGGATATAATCCACTTAGTTTATTTAAACTTGGTCCTGTTCCATCCAATCCAAACTTAACGGGAATCAATCCATCCGCACCATTTGATTCATCATATTTTAGGGCACCATTTGCGGGTACATATTACTTCAATTTTAAATTTACATTTAGTGGTGAAGGTAACATACCAGGTGACTTTGTTGCTGGTCAATTTATTGCTCGTAAAGGTCCAAATTTGAATGCATTAGAAACAGGTGGTGGATTTGCCGCAACATCTCCACTTTTCAGTAACCAAGCACCAAACGGTGCATCGGTGAACTGGTTTTTCTCAGGTGCATGTCAATCGGGTGATTTCGTTAAGATATTTTGGAAGACAGCTCAGTCATCAAATTCAGGTGTTGCACAAATTACATTTAGAGGATTCAATCAAGGTGGTGTAACCACACCATCTCCTGTTTGGGATTTGTATAACTCACCAGTAGTATCAAGTCCTACCTTGGTGAATTTCCAAAAGGGAATGCCCAATATAAAATCCATAGACTTTTTTAAAGCTATGGTCACCATGTTCAATCTAATTGTAATACAAGACGAGTCAAATAAAACATTACGGATAGAACCATACAATTGGTATTACAATGATGAAGATAGAATTAAACGAGATTGGACTGAAATATTAGATTTAAATTCATCTTACAAAATTGAACCATTGTCATTTGATTTATCAAAAGAATTGAATTGGACATATAGTACAGTTCAAGGTGATAAAATTCAAATCAATCAAACTTTATCTGGTGATAATGGTAGTGTTGGTGATTATTATAACACATTATTTGCGGCAGAAAACGGATATACTTTTGGTCAATATTCTTACATCTCTCAAGGTAATTTATTAGCTGGTGACCAAGTATATCAATTACCATTTTCTGCATTACCTACTGAGACAGTAAGTGGTTCAACTTATGTTGTAATTCCTGGCGTATATCAATTAAATTCTGCGGGTCAACAATTACCATTCTCATCAAAACCACATATATTCTTTTGGGTTGGAAATAGATATTGTTATAATGACAATAATAAAACATCAGGTTCTCAATGGTGGTTATTAAGTGGAGCAACTGCATACGCTTATACAACATATCCATGTGTATCCCATTTATCTTCATTGGATATTACAATTCCTGAATATGTTTCTGACTTGAATTTTGGTTCAGATTTCGATTTCTTTTATAATGATAATCCACAACCAGTTCAAATAACACCTTACACATTATACAACTCATTTTGGAAAGATTATGTGGAAAACAATTACTCCAATGAAACACGAAGATTCAGTGGTAAATTTTACTTTACACCATTGGATGTTTACAATACAAAATATAACGATAAAATCTTTTTAAAAGATTCATATTATAGAATTGAAAAAATTGAAGAAGCAGATTTGGTTGATAACAAATTAACTGATATTTCTTTGATTAAAGAACGTGGAGGTTATTATAAAATTACACCACCATCTCCTGAATATTTGATTACCCAAGGTCAAGGAACCTATCCTGTTCTTGTTGCACCTGTTGCATTGAACGTAATCAGTTCGGGTGATAAAGACACTCTTTGTGCAGGTGGAGGTGTTGGTCAAACTATTTACCAATATGGTGGGGGATTAATATTATATGAAGGAAGTACGGTTGTTACCGCTATTGGAACAGTGGGTAATATCCCATATGTCGCTCAAGGAACTTATTTAAAATCCCCAATCACAAATAAAATATTTGTAGTTATAAACAATTACGGTCAGATTATAGAGGACCCTTGTTAAAGAAAATATAAATCATGGCAGCAAAAACTTTAGGTTTTAAATTAACAATAGATGGGGTTGAGTATTCACTTGAACAACTCAAAAAATTAGCAACCCAAGCTGAAAAAGTTGATACCGCAACAAGTAATGTTGGTAAAGGTGGAACGGGTGGTATTGATAAAATTGGTCAATCAGCTGAACAGGCCAGTGTCAAAACAGAAAAATTAGTAACATCAACCGAGAAAGTTGGTTTAACTACTGAACAACAATTACAGAATTTTGGAAAATTTGCAAGAGGTGTAACAGGTGCGTTTTCAGCTGCAGCAACAGCTGCCCAATTTTTTGGTGGTAGTAGTGCAGATGCAACAAAAGTGGCTGAACAAGCACAAAAAGCTTTCAACGTAGTTTTAGGTGTTTCTGCAGCATTAGAGGCCGGATTGGCTTTGAAGAAATTATTAACCGTTGGGGCAACAAAACAACAAACAATTGCGTCAACTCAAGCAATTGTAGCTGTTGAAGGACAAGCTGCGGCAACTACCGCATTAGCGGCAACTGAAGCAGTTGCAACCACAACAACATTAACTTTAACAGGCGCAATTAAAGCTTTGGGTGCAGCGATTAAATCAAACCCAATTGGTATTATTTTAACATTAGCGAGTGCCGCTGTGATAATTTATGACCAATTAAAGGATACTACGGATGAATTAGCTGATGCAAATGAAAGATTAGATAATGCAACAAGAAAATTAATACAAGCTCAAGACGAACAATTAAACACATCCAAACGATTACTTGAGGTAGAAATAGCTAATGCGGAAGCTACAAGTGCTAGTCTTGAAGATTTATTAGCTCTTAGAATAAAGGGATTAGATAAAGAAAAAGAAATTGCAAATAATAAGATTAAAATTCTTGAAAATGCTGCAAAAGCTGAAGAAAGAATTGAGGAACTTAGATACAATAATGGTACAATTAACAAAGAAGAATTTGAAAAAAGAAAATTAGCAATTGAACAAAAATATGCTCCACAAATTTTCACATTAACACAATCTATTGAAGATACAAAAACAAAGATTCAAGTTGATGGTATTAATACAAGAGAACAAATTGAAGAAAGGAATAGAAAATTTGCATTTGAATCGGCACAGTTTAGAATTTCATTACTTACAAATTCATACAAAAAAGAATTAGAAAATTTAAATCTAACTTTAAAACAAGAAAATGATGCCGTTAATGAATCTACATTAACTCAAGCACAAAAATTTCAAAGATTAGCAGAAATTGGTTTAACATATCAAAAGGATTATCAGGACCTAATAAAGAAATTTAATGAGGAAAATGAAAAATTAACTGAGGATGCTGCAAGGGATGTAGAAAATATTAATAAAGCAGCGAGGGAAGAAGAAATATCAGAATTAAAACAATCTTATGCAGATAAGATTAAATTGTTTGTGGAAAATACTCAGAAGTTAAATGAAGTCACATATGCAATTCCAATAGATTTAGATGATGAAGCAGTTAAAAGTAGTTTTGAGGGTTTATTATTAAGATTAAAAGATTTAGAACCAGAATTATCTAAAACATTTAAAACGTTAAATATAGATTTAAAAAACAACATTAATAAATTTAGTGCTGAACAAATTAAAGTATTAGATTTCTTTATTCAAAAATATGGTAAAGCTTATCAAAAAATTCAGGAAGTTATTAAAAGTGAAGGTGCTAAAGCCCTTACTAACATTAATGAATTATCACAAAATATTGCAGATAATGAAGAATTAACTTTGGATGACAGAATTAAAACGGCACAGGAATCATACAGTATAGATTTTGAAAATTATAAAAAAGCTGAGTTAGATAAAATTAGATTATTTTTTGAATCTTCAAATTTAACAAAAGACGAACTTGACAAACAAATAGAAAAATATCAAAAAAGATTAGATAAAATAAAAGAGAGCGGCGAAAAAGAAATTGAAATTTCTAAAAGAATTGCTCAAATAGTTAAAGAAGATAATATTGGTAAATCTGAAGGTGATGAAAAATATTATAATGACGTAACAGAATTAACAAAAAAATATGCAATAACCAGTGACATGTCATTATCACAAATTGTCAAAAGCACTGAAAAATATAATAAAGAAAAAGAAGCTCTTGATAATGATTATTATATAAAAACTAATCAAAGTAATCAAACAAGATTACGAAATGAAAATACTGAATTATCTAAAAATCTTGAAACTAATAAAGAACAAATTGCAAAAAATAATGCAGAAATAGCTAAATTAGATTCCGAACTAAATCAAAAAATAAGAGACAATGATAAAAAAACAAGAGAGGAACAACAAGCAGCAAGAATAGCAAAAATTCAAGAAATTAAAACAATCATAGCTGAATTTGAAACATTAATAAATAATTTTGCATCAGTAACTGCACAAGGATTTTCTCTTAGATTACAAGGTTTAGAAATTGATTTCAACAAACAATTAGAACAAATATCTCAAGATGCTCAAAGAATTGATGGTGAGAGTCAAGAAGATTTTCTAAAGAGACAAGAACTTGTAAATCAAAAAAGAATTGAAGCTGAAAAAATCTATCAAGCACAGAAAAAACAGATAGAAAAAGAAGCACAAATTGCGTCTTTAAAAATTCAGATTGCACAAGCAACAGCGTCAGCTGCTCAATCAGTTTTAAGTGTATTAGCTGCTCCACCTCCTATTGGTGGTAACCCAATCCTACAAGGAATTTTAATTGCGGCAAACGCAGCAATTGCATTGGCACAAATTGGACAAATTACTCAACAAATTAGTATGGTTCAATCCATGGCTCGTGGTGGTTTCTTACGTGGACCATCTCACGAACAAGGTGGAATCAAATACCAAGGTGGTGGTGTTGAGGTTGAAGGAAATGAATCAGTTATCAACAGACGTTCAACATTGGCATACGCACCATTATTATCACAGATAAACATGCAAGGTGGTGGTAGACCAATCTATGTTAACAGTGTAATGGATTCACGTATGGCTGAAGTATTGGCAGCAACCAAACAAGAACCAATCAGAGCTTATGTGTTAGAAAAAGACATTACCAAATCACAAGCTGTAAACAGAAGATTGGACCAATTAGCGAGTTATTAAACAAAAATATTTATTAAAATGGGATATAAAATCATTGAATTAGAAATTGATAACAATATTCTATCAGGTCAAACAGGTGTAGATAGTGTTGCGTTGGTTGAAATGCCAGCAATTGACACCGAATTTGTTTTCTTTGGTAGACAGAAATTTTATAAAGCACCCGATTACGTTTCACAAAAAGCGTGTAGGGCAATCAGAGAGAATGAAGAACGTGGAAATCCTGCGGGAACTCAGGTGGGTAAAGTAAGAGCACAACAATTGTGTAACCAATCTGAGATTTCTTTGGAAACAATTAAACGCATGAAATCCTATTTGGAACGTGCGGCAACTTATAACACTGGAAATTGGGATGATAAAGGAACCATCGCCTACGGATTATGGGGTGGTGAAGAAGCTCTTAAATGGGTTGATACCGTATTATCTCAACTTGAGAATCAAGAAATGGATATCGATACATC